GACGGCAGCACCGAAAACCTGACGTTGCTCGACCTCAGTTATCGTTTGGGTTGTTGTAGTTGTACTATTCATCGACCCTGTAGTAAACTGGGGCGTGACAGTATTAGCTCTTGCAACTGCGGGTGATAACAATGCTAAGAGAAGAATTAATTTCTTCATGTCTTTGGTTTGTCTTTATTTGCCATAGGGCAATTTGTAGGTGTTTTATTGCCACCGTTTTTTCCAGTCGTCAAACCGAATGTGGCTAATGCACCAGTAAATACACTGGCGACGAAAGTGATATCTGAGTTACCAGACTTCTTAACCATAGGTATATCAATGTAATTCATAGTAATAATGAATCCACTCCAGACGACAACTCCCAGTCTTACAAAAGTACCGAGTACTTCTATTTGATGTTCTTTATCTTCTGCTGCATCTTTTAATTTTCCTATTAGACCTTTCTTTTTTTCTTCTGGCGGTTTTCCTTCCATTTCTTAATTTTATTATTTAAAAATTTAGTGATTCTTTCTTTTATATCTTGTATAATAGGAGTTGCTACAGTTGTAGCTGCTACTGCTGTAACAGCTGTAATTACTGTAGGACCTAATACCTCAGCTGGTGGTATAGGTATAGGTGGTAAAGGTGGTAAGTTTAATACAGGAGCTGGAGGTTCAACAGTTTCTACAGGTTTTGTACCTTCGGGTTCTCGTAAATCACTAGGAGGAACAACCAATGGTACATAACTAGGGACGTCAGCTGTTGGTAAAGGTATAGATATTGTTTTTATATTTTCTACTGGTGGTATTACTATTGTAGGTATGTCCATATATGTTAATCACATTTATGCTCTAATAATGAGATATTACCAGCCACCACTATTCTATTTATATTAGAATTATGTTGTATTACTTGGTGACGACAATAAGAAGGAAAAACTAATAAATCTCCTTCTTCTTGTTGTGGAATTAAATAATTTGTACCATCAGTAAATCTAAAACATTTTGTTTCTGGTACTCTTAAAAAGTGTACCCAAGAAATAATTACATTATTATTTATACCAAAATGTGTATGTAAATTGTGATGTGCTTTGTTATTATACATTTGTACCCAAAAATTATATTCAATTTCTGAAGTATTAAAAAATGTTTGTTCTTTAGCTATTTCATCTACAATATTTTGATAAAAACTTTTAAGAAAATTTAAGTGTTTATTATCTTTACTAAAAGTTGTATATAAACACTTGTCTTCATCATAATTTTCTTTAACTAATAAATTTTTCTCCAAAGTTTGAAGTTCATTAGTATTTAATTTCCAATTACCATGCAAGTAATAAGGTATGTGTAACATTCATCAGGATGGTTGAGTCGGCCACTTTACATTTGCGTAGTCAGTTGTGCTAGTTGGTAAATCTCTAAGAGCTTGCCTGTATGTAGCCCATTCTGTTTTTTTAGAATCAGTTAATGGTGAATCAGGCAATTGTGTCCAATCAGTATCAACTAAAAGTGCGTTTCTATCGTCTATAAAGTCTTGTTTTAAATTTGGAGCTCCTGCCGCTACTTCGGCTGCTACTGCTGTATCATATTCATCAATACATGACTGATAAATACCTATTGAAGTTATTTCTTCTATAGATAAATCCCTCTTTTCTACATGTCCTTTAGATGTTGTAGTGTCAAATTGAACAGCCCATACATCTGCTGGCATATCAGTTAATTTAAGTTCATCAGCAAATACTCCATCTTTGATGACCATTTTGTCATCAGCTATTATTGAAATCTGTGCCATTTATTTTTATTGGTTGTGTTGGTAGTGGTTTGATAGGTATTGTTGGTGACAGTCTTTCTACAGTTTCATTTCTTAAAGATTCTATAGCTGCACCAGCTTGATTGACGTGCATAGTATTATCCATTTGTAAAAAAGGAATCCATGCGACTGCGCAGCCATATTCTTCTACTGGTTCTCCTGTTTGTGGATGTACTCCTGATACTTTTGTGTACCATGTACATTCGAGTTGACGGCAACTTTCTCCAATTAAAGGACAAAGATCGCCTTGTTTTAATTTTGCCATAATTATTCTTGCCAATAACCGTTAACGTATATCCAACCTGTAATAATATATTTTGTTTGTTTAGGAGGATAACCTTGATGAACATAAGTCCATGTAGCTGGGAATATACAAGCACTCCCTGTTTCTGGAGCTATTTGATCTCCGTTGTAAAATTGTGTCCATCCTTCATCAACTGTATTTAAATAAAAAATAAAAGTTAATAATCTTGTAGATTGAATATTATCTATGTTATCAATAGCAAAATCATTATGCCAAACATAACCTTTACCAGCTTCTGTTCTTTGTATTTGATAACCTGTGTCAATTATATTAATAGGAGCATTATAGTCATACCTTAATTCCTTATTATTAAAAAAATGATTTTCAAAATTTTTATTTAAATTCTTATAATATCTTTCTAATAATGGTGTTAATTTAGCATGTAAATGTTTATCATGTCGTTCCCAACCTTGTATATGGTCAGTTATGTTAAGGTCCGTGCTTTCCTTAATATGAGTTGTCAGGCCACCAGCTGTAACACCTTTATGGCTTCTATTATCTTTATTAAATTTATCTATAATACTCTTACACCTATGTTTAGTTAAAACATTTTTTTCAACATAGATGTAATAGTCAGTAAGTATAGAGGTGGATTGTTTCATTTAGTCTTTTGATGCAATGATTACGTCTAAGTATTGAACTGCCATATCTAAGTTAGTTACAGTAATACTGTGGTTGTGTGCAGAACCAGAGAAGTTACCAGTTGCGTTGTGGTCGTGACTACCTCCAGAGAAAGTAGCATTGTGGCTGTGTGCATTACCTGAGAAACTTGCGTTAGCATTGTGGTTATGAGAACCTCCACTAAATCCGTGTGAGTGACCTTGGCTACCACCAGCACCACCAGTATTTCCAACTCTACCGTTACCGTTAGGGTTAGTACGTCCGTTACCACTGTTACCAGCACTGTGGCTGTGACTTGGCATTTGGTTTGTAGACAGTGTGTGACTGTTTACAGTACCACTTGTATTTGCGTTAGCAATAGAAACGGATACGTTACCACCTTGAGTTGCGTTAGCTACGGATACGTTACCTGAAACAGTCGAGTTTCCTATTGATACACTAACGTTACCGCCTTGGGTTGCGTTAGCAGCGTTAGCAGTTATTCCTCTAGATGTCAAAGTATTACTAAACGCATTACTACCACCAGAACCAACAGTTCCAGATACGACTCTAAGAGCTCTATTATCTACACCACTTGTTACCTTTGTCCAACCTGTAGGAGCTGCTGTTTGTTGAAACAACATCTTTGTTCCAGATGGGAATGGTTCTGCGTTATTAACTGCTGTAGTTACATACGCAGTTGTAGCAACCTTAGTTGAGTTGTCAGATGTACCTTGTGTTGTTGCGGTTACACCATTACTAAGTACTCCAGAGCTAGATGTTAAACCACCAAATAAAGCGTCTCTAGCTGCAATATCTACAGTGTCAACTGTTCCTGTTGTTGCTATATCTCCATAAAAAGTTGCATTACCTCCAGTACTAATAGCAAATCTAGTAGCACCATTAGTCATATCACGAACTCTAAATTGACCATCATTATTTTGTACTGCCCAATCTGGATTATCACTTGTGTCAGTTAAATGAAGTGATGGTTGACCAGCTCCACTTATAGTTACATCACCGCCATTAATTGTTGCATCTCCTGTTGCTGTGATATTTCCTGTAACGTCAATACCAGCAGTAAAGTCGTGGTTTTGGTGAGAAGTGATTTGACCGTTTTTACCAATAGAAAAATGGTTAGTAAACGTACCACCAGTATTGTTAGACCAGCTATCTCCAATACCTATTTCTAGCTGTGCGTTTCCAACTTTAAATATTCTTGGACAGTCAGTTCCAGCACTGTCTTGGTTTCCCATTAATAAATACTGAGTACCAGCAGAATCAGTAATTTTAAAAGTATCTTCAACTGAACCTATACCACCACAAGTAATACTTCCAGTTGTTACTATATTCTGCGATCCAAAGTTAGGAGATATCTTAGTTCCAGCTATTGCAGCAGATGCGTTAATTTCTGCGTTAGTTAAGGTAGTACCTAGTCTTCCTTTAATACTCGCAGAAGCTACGTTTGACATATCTTCTGCTGCTACTGGATGTCCTCCCTGAGTTGAGCCGTCATGTACTACAGGTACATCTTTGTTTGTATCAATAGTAACTTCGCCTTCGGCTCCAGTAAAGCTACTATGTTGCGTGGTTGTTCCACGTCTTAGTTTTAATAATTTTGCCATTTAAAGGGTTCCGAAATCGAGAGTTAAATTATTACCAGCACTTCCATCAATAGTAGTTGCTGATACAAGTCCTGTTACAGTAACACCAGTAGAAACAACTTCTAATTTAGTATTTCCACCAGTTTGTATTTGTAAATTACCTGTACCTGTGTCGTTAATAATTGAGTTATTAGAGTTATGGAATATTTCCAAACCGTCAGAGCTTGTACCATAAATAGACTTTACGTTATCATTATGTATGTTACTACCACTAAAGGTATTACCAGTTGTAGCAGCAAAGTTACCTGTAGCTGTTACACCGCCTTGCCATGCAGAACCTGTATAAACTTTTAGCTCGTTAGCTGAAGTATTAAAATACAAATCTCCAGCAGCTAGTGAATTACCACCACCATCTGTTGATGGGTCAGAAGATGCTATTTGGTATCTATCAGTAAAGTTATTTACGTTTGAAATATTACTTGCGGCAGTGTTAATACTTGCAATATTAGTTGCAGCAGTATTTACATTTGAAATTGAACCTTGTACTGTGTTTACGTTACCTATAGATCCAGCTACAGTGTTAACATTTGTAATAGCATTTCCAACAGTATTAACATTTGTAATATTAGTTGCAACTGTATCTATTTCAGATGAAGGTTCGTTAAGGTCATCAGCAACAGTATTTATTTTTGCAATGTTTGTTGCAGCCGTATTTACATTTGCAATGTTTGATCCAACAGTATTAACAGAGTTATTTCCAGATCCAGTATTTATAGCATCTGTAATATTACCTAAGTCTTCTGTATAAGTAATCTGACCAGCAACAATATTAATGTTGGTTAGTGTTGCTTGGTTGGGTGTAATAGGACTAAATCCATCACCAGAACTAGCATCATAGACCATCATAACTTTGTTAGATGAGCTATCAAACCATAAGTCACCTAATGTTAAGTTAGAACCATCAGTTCTAGTTGTAGGTGCAGAAGTGCTGATTTGGTATCTATCAGCAAAACTATCAATATTAGTTACGTTAGCTCCAGCAGCAGCTATGTTTACTGCGTTTGCAGCTACAGTAGCAACCTCTGTCGCCTTTGGTACAAGTCTATGAAATGCGTATGTATGATCTGTTTGCGTAGTTTCTACTAAAAATCCATAACCTTGAGGTATGGTAGCAGATACACCTGTAATAACAACTGCGTTACCAGTTCCTCTACCGTTTGCAATAGTTAGAGTTGTTCCTGACTGTGCAGTTAAGTTTGTTGAAGCTGTTTTGACTGAAACTATAGTCCCACCTTTTGCACTACCACTGGTATTTATATCAGGGTTATCTGCTGGAAAACTTGTTTCATTTGCTATAGGTACAAAACCACCTACGTTATCTACAAGTTCAATAATACGTAAATCTATAGCAGCAGTTGTTGCTACTTTAGAATCAGTACCAGACCATGTAACTCCACTAGCTATAGTTTCACTAGAGTCTTGTCTAAGAAATGCAGCTTCAGCTTCTGTTTCTGTAAAGTATCTGCCATCAAGAGCACCGCTAGTAAGTTCTGCTTCTGTAAAGTATCTAGTATCTAACTGACCAGCATTTAGTTCAGTTTCTGTATAATATCTACCATCTAATGTTCCGGTAGCTATTTCAGAATCAGTAACAGCATTAGTTTGTATATGTTCAGATCCTACAGCATTATCTTGTATATTATCTGCATCTACGCAGTCGTTAGATAAATGTTCGTGATCTATACTACCGTCAACATAGTGCTCTGAATTTATAGCATTATCTTGTATATTGTCACCATCTATAATATCGGTAGCTAGATGTTCATGATCTATACTGCCAGCGACATAATGTTCAGAGTTAATTACATCATCTTGTATGTTATCTCCATCAATACAGTCATTAGATAGGTGTACATGGTCAATAGATCCATCAACATATTGGTCACTGTCTATAGAATTAGCAGACATATGAGCCAAATCAACTGAGCCTGCTGTAATATGTTCGGAGTTAACAGCACTATCAGCTAATTTAGTACCATCTATAATATCTGCTTCTAAATGTATTCTATCTATAGATCCGTCAACATACTGATCGCTGTCAACTGAGTTAGCTGACATGTGTGCGAGGTCAATAGATCCGTCTACATAGTGCTCAGAATCTATTTGGTCATCTGCTATGAGAGCATTAGTTATTTGATCGGCAGCTATATCTGCTGTCTGGATAGTGCCATCTTTTATTTTTGCAGATGTTATTTGACTATTTCTAATTCTAGGTGTAGTTGTAGGTGTGTTTTGTTCTTCTTGTAAAGATCTTAAAATCTGTGTAACAGTATTTGTTAAGTCTTCTGCTTTTAAAGAAGAGCCTGCTGTAAATGTTGCCTTAGCAGTATCTACATTAGTATCTCTTCTTACGATAACTTCTAGTCCATTTTTAGGTGCACCGTCAGCTTCGCATACGTTAGTATTTAGCGTTCCTGTTGTATTATCAAATGTAACTGTTCTTGTCCCTGTTGTCTGATAACCGGGTATAGTATAGTTATCTACTATTACACCATCGACTTCGACAACGACTTCAGAAGCAGTAAAAGTAGGAAATGAGTAATCAAAAGTCTTGTCAGACCCATCCCCAGTATAAGGTTGAAAAGTTGTTGTTGCCATTTATTTGTACATATTGAGAATGTTTGTTGTATCTCTCATTTTTATAACTTTTGCACGTTTTTTTGCCTGTTGTTCTTTTATTACTTCTTGAACTTGAGGATCGCTCATGATACTTGCCCATGCTTTTTTACGTGCTTCTTGAAATAGCTGGTCAATTTTTCCATTGTGCCAGTAATTTCTAGCGTCGTACTGAGCCCGTTTACCATCCCGTATATCTTTGTTCATCTGTTCTAAGGATGCTATCGCCTTGGGATTTACAGCTAGCTTGTCCAGCTGCCTTTCAAGGTTTTGATCTCCTATAGCTTTTTGGAACATAGACCTAATCATAGGTTGGTCTGTAAGGTTTGTACTGTCGGGTGCATAATATGTTGATAATCTTAAATCATATCCGCTTTCAAATAAGAACTGTCTACCTATGCTCTGTGTCAGGTTTAATGATATAGGGCTGACTGCATTAAATATACGAGTCATGAAATCATATGGCTTGATGGGACTACCATTTAGCATATCATACTTAATAGGTAAGTCTTCACCGGGTAACATTTCAAATAATAAGTTACGGTTACGAATTGATTGATCTATACCAGAGCCTATCTCTCGCATGTGGGGTACAAATAATTTACCCATTTCATTACGTAGACCAGCTAGTGGTATTTGGTTGTTCATTAGTGAAGCTAGTATTCTTTCTGCTTGCCCGGGTCTACCGGCAAACAAATCTACAAATGACTGTATACCAGCTAGGTATGATTTACTAGATATAGCCTGACCTACAACTAATGATATTTTTTGTAATTCTCTCTCTGTCCACTCTTCTCCCATAAGCTCACTTGCGTCACCTACGTCAGCGATTGTAGACATTATAAGGTTAAAGGGTTCAATAGAATCATAGCCTACACGTACACCAGCTAGTTCTATAGTTCTAGGTAAATACCCAGCATCTACCCAACCTTGACGTTTCTGTCTGTCAGCTGGTCCATTACCAGTTAGCTTACCATTCATCCATGCTTGAGCTGCTAAGAATACAACAGCAGAACCAATACCTAATCTACCTGTTTGTAGTGCTTGAGCATTAGCTAGCTCAGTAGCGTTTGTAATACCATACTTAGATACAGAATCTAAATTATTAGGATTAGCAAATGCAATATCATTAAACTCTTTAACTAAAAAGTTAAAACCGGGTGTATGCTTACCTGTTAATGCAAGTCCGTTAACTCCAGTTCTAGCAAACAAGAAGAAAGGTCTAGCTAAAGGTGTTGCTACAAATACATCGTTAAGTCCCTTCGCAAATCCTGTTAATGGCTGTGTAAGAGTAACTTCTTTTGCTGCAAATACAGCTGCTTCATCTACTAAATTACCTTGTGCATCAAATACCTGACCATAGAAATCATCTTGATAAGCTTTCATAAGCTGAGGTGTGATCTCAGGTAATTCAATACCAGACCCTTGTAAGTCTAGTACTCTACGCATAGCCTTTTCTCTCATCTTAGCTCTACCTAGCATAAATCTAAAGGTATCGTCAACCGATGCCATAAGCTTTGTAGAATATGAAAAGATATTCCAGTTGTTTAAGTTACGCACCATGTTGGTCATAGCAAATACAACACGATCTCCGTATGTAGCTCTTCCGCTATCCTCTGCCCATCTACGTATAATTTCCCAGTTTTCATCACCTTTAGTAAATTCTGCATAACGTGTCTTAATTGTAGACATGTCGCCTTTCCAGTATGAGTTAAGCTTACTGAAAAATAACTCAAATGCTTCTGGTATAGATTCGTTAAGTGCATTAATAGATGCTAACGATGCTCGAATTGTAGCTGAATCACCTGTAAATGGGTAACGCATTGTAGCTCCGAGAGCCGTAGATAATGGTCTTAAGAATGTTGCAGCAGATGTACCCATAAGGGCTCTAAAAGGTGTCTTAGGTCCACTTAGTATGCTATGACTTGTCATCTCCTGTAGGCTTCTTATAAGAGCTCCTGTACGATCAGGTGAAGTAGGATCTAATTTACCTCCATACAACACAGTTCTCGCCCAGTTGTCGAAATCATCTAGATTATTAACAGTTTTCATCATAGAAAACGCTTCAAACAACGCATTAAGTAAGTCATCATTAGGGTCATCTTTAGCTATTTTTAGTATAGATAAGATAGAATCCTTTGCATCTTGTATATCTTTTGTAGTTGCTTCTGCGATTGCTGCCTTTTTCTGACCAGCTTTTAACTGTCTAAATGAATCAGACTTTATAAATCTAGCTTTTTTAGTCTCATATAATGCTGTAAGCATCGTATCTACGATCTGTTTAGCTGGTCCGTCTATATCATCTATGGATACTAAGTCCATAATCTCTCTACCAGCTATTCCTGTGTCTTGTAACTGCTTTAATAATGTACCAACTACGAGGTCAGCAACCACTACATTTTCAGATGTCCATATTTCTTGACCATTTACGACATCATTTGTGGCAAATAGTTCTGCAAGATACTCTTCTGGTGTCATATCAATCGGATTTCTACCCTGTGTGATACGCATATGACCTTCTATAGCATCTCTCCATGTGTCTACAAGTGCCTTTCTGTTGCCTTTTACAAGGTCTAGCTCTCTTGCAAACTTATCTGTACTCAGTAACTTACGTAAAGTAGTCTCAATAATCGCATCTGTAGTACCACTTTCCATAGCTACACGCTCACGTTCAAGTGGTCTGGTTATTGATCCTGTAGAACCATCCTCAGCTCCCCATTCCTTACGTGTACGTCTTAACTGTTCTCTAGCTGTCTGTGGGTCGACTTCTGATATATGTGCTCCCTGCTGTCTATCAGCAATAGGTGCATTTTTATCAGCTCTAAATTCTTGCTCGCCTCTGCGAATTTGTGCTAAACCAGACTCGATTGTCTGATCTTCTATGTTTTGATTACGTGCAGCTATCTTTGCTTGCACTGATTTACTACCTTTACCTACTAAATATAATCCAGCATCAAATGCAAGACCTATTCCCATACCTTCTACGATGTTTTTAAACTTCATCATAACAGGATGGTCGGTATCCTTAGTAGTTAATGGTGTATCTGCCCATCCATAGTGCTTAGTAAGAGCACCTAGAGCGTTGTGTCCGTCTGATTCTTTAGATATAAGGTCAGACGCTGCACCAATACCGGCTGCTCTTGTCAAGCTACCAGCTTTTAATAATGCACTAGCACCACCAGCAAGTAAGGGTATACCTGTTACGGCTAACCCTTTTGCTGCTGCTACTGTTCCTAAAGCCATACTACCAAAGTGTACAGTTCCTCTTAACAGTTTACCCCACCATGTTTTAGTAACAATGGGATCTTCATAACTCTTAAATGGTTGCCACTCTGGTTCGTAATAACCTTTTTCTTTTCTTTCCTTTTGCATCTCTCCAGAGATCGCATCTATTGTACGTTCTGGAAAGGTAGCTACAGAAGAGGCTGTATCCTGTAGACCACCTGATAAAATGGATTGAGCTTCTTTAACGTAAGCGTTTAGTCCCCATCTTTCAGCGTTCCTTGGATCGTTTTGCTCTGATAGAGCTTGGGTTTCCTGAGCCTGTTCTATGTTTTTAGCCTGAGCCGTAGCTTCAGATTCTATTTGTTGTTGATCGAACTCATTAACAAGCTGTTCAGTTTGTTCAACCGCTAACGGATCTAACTCATTTTCTTCCATAATTTATTGTAATGTAGCTTCCACAACTGCCTTGGCAACTGCTGGAAGTAAATTATCAAGTTGGTTCATAGGTGGTACATCACCAACAATTTTGTAAAACTCTTCCCTTTCTGCTTTAGGAATATTTACTAATCTTCTAAATATAGGTAAACCGTTCAATGTTTTACCTTGTTGATTCTTATATCTTAATCTACCCAGTACAATAGCTTTTTGTGTACCTTCATCAAACACGTCATCTAATTCAAATGGCATGCTACTAGAAGCTAATACTTGTAATAAGCCACTACCAGTCATGTCGTACATACCAAAGTTTGTATAGCCTTGTTGTATAAGACCTAATATCTCTCCGATTGTATGTTCTGTAAGTTTTTTAGGTAACTCTACATATTGACCATTACGGTTCTTGATAGCTTCATAACCACCATGTTCTTTTTGTGCAGGGTTTTCTATTCTAGTTAGAATCCAATCCATGTTATCATCAGTAAACGCACTTCTTATAGTTTTAGAAGATGTATTTTTATCTGTGAGTAATCGAGGATTGTTGACTCCATCATAAGCTGACTCTGTATCTTCTTTAAGGATACCTACACTTTCGAGTCTAGTTTTAGCTAGATCGTGTGGATCTAAGTCAGGATATAGTTGTGATAATAGTCTATAATATTCTGGTATACTACCTTTTTTATAATCAGACTTAAAATATGTTTCCGCTTCTGCTAAGTATGGAGCTTCTCCAGCCATAGCGGCATTACTATATATTAGTTTAGGGTCTATTTTAAGAGCTGTACGAGCTACGTTAATATCGTAGGCTCCAGTAGTATTATATACATACTCAGGTAGTGCATCAAAATCATTAGCTTTAATTCTTTTAAGTACATGCTCTTCAGCTCCACGTTGAGCAACAAGATCTGACTGATTCTGATTTTTTAACTCACTATATTTTGCTACAAACTCCTTATAAGCTTGACGTTCGATAGCTTTAAATTTAGGTGTCTGTGCTTTACTTAAATCATTCTCAAATGTATACTGAGCAATATTAGCTTTGATATACTCCTTACTATCTGTTTCAATATCTTTAGGTACACCACCAGTTCCTGTCTCTTCTACCAGTCTTAGAGCTTTTTCTTTTAGCGTAGGGTTCTGTATAGTTGATACATCTTCCATCGTAACAGTGCCACCCTGAGCTGCAACATGAGCCAGACGTTTAACTTTCTCAAACTCATCTTCATAGCTTTCAGTATATGCTTTCTTTAGTTTTTCTGGATAGTCAGTAGTTTGGAACTTTTCTCTATATGCTTTAGCTGTGCTTTGCATCCAGTCGTAATCTTTAACACCATCAAAGTCATCAATGTTTACACTTTCCCATAATGATTTTGCAGCTGTTAATCTTTCTTCCTGTTCTTCATACTTTTTATTCTGTGTACTAATCCATTCTCCACGAATTTCAGCAGCTTCTGTAGGAAACTTCTTCTGAAACGTAGTTCGACTACCATCATTTGCAATAAACTCTTGTTCCAGAAAATCGAGAGTGGTAACATATTCTTCTTTGACTCCTTCTTTTATATTTGTAACCATTTCCTGTCTGGCAAACTTCATACCCTGACCGGGGTAGAAGTGCTCAAAGTAGGCTGCTCTTCTTTTTATGTATCCTGTAGGACCAAACAATGAGTCGGCTGCACCAACTTTAGCTTGTGTAGAATCCCATAACTTTATTTTATTATTTGTATCCCAAGCTGCTTTAGCTTGTGAATTTTGTGTGTTGGCTACGTTTATTAAATAATTTTTTCTATTTTCTTCGTAAGCTGGTAGCCATTTTTTAATTAGTAATCTTTCTGTTACATCAGGATATTTTTGATGTAAGTCACGAAGCATAATAGCAGCATGAGTATCATACCAATTCTGGTAATCCTCTATACTCAATAACTCATAGAATCCTCTACCATCAGGTAAAAGTAAACTACGCTTAGACTCTGATAGATAAGATCCAAATAACTGAGTCTCTTTATCTATAGCATTTCTAATATTCTGTTGTGGTGTGGTAATAGATTCAGCAGCAGCTATGTTGACTAACTCATTAGGTGCTCCATCAACCTCTAACTGACCTTGCTCGCCACTAAGGGCAACACCTATTTCATCATTGTAGGTATCAGCTTGTGCTTCAAGTTCATCAGCTTCTAGATCCTGACCAATACTTTTTAGACGATTAAGTTCAGCTCTGTCATCTGCAAACTCTTGTTGTTTATCAAATAACCTTTTAGCCTTTGGCATAAAGTTAATAAGCTTGTTAATGTTCTCCATTTTCTGAGCATGAGCTGCATTATACATCTCAATGTTAGCTTTATGAAACGCCTCAGAATCTTTGATAGCTTTATCTATTTCTTTGTTCTTGACATCAACCAGAGCTTCTGTAGGTTCTTCCTCCAGATAGTTGGTTTTACTGATATCGGGAGGACGAGAAGCTGCCCGTCCTAACGATTCAAAATATGATTGGGTCATGTTACCTCCACCATGTCAA